TCAAAAATAGCCCAAACTGGGAGTTTTACCTAAATGCTTGTAGAAGCTATGGTTTTTCGGTTGATTCAAATAACCCATGGCGTCTTGTGGCAGATCTCGGCTCACCAGAGATGATTCAATATGCCAGACGATACAGTCACTTGAGCACGGACTCGGTTTTATCTTTTTGCTATGCTCCAGCGTATGTGACATTTTATGAAAACTTTGTTAATTTGTTTCTTGAACTGTACAATGCGACTAAAAGCGATTATGTTGTTAGAGAATACTGCCAAAATGGCTCAACAATAACTAAAGTGGTCAGACCGTTTAACTACACAACAGAAACTTTGATGGAAAACTTCACCAAAGCAGATTTCTTTAAATTATATATGAAAATTAGACTTATGGAAGAGAGAGAAGTGAATCTCGACCAAATGCAAAAAGAACATCTTCAAAGAGATTGCGAGCAGATGCTTCGAAACATGCCTGAAAGCAGAGTTGTCAACATTTTTGAAAAACTGATAGCCGAGACGTATAATAACAGCGGTTCCTTGACAGACTTGATCTATCGTGTTAAAGTATCAGAACAAGAGAGGGTAAATGTACTTTCAAACACTTGATGATAAAACAGAATGTGTCGGAGTATATAAAGACGGAAGGCTATACTTCCAAGATATCCCAGACGGGCTTGATCGCACTTGGCGACCCGGCGGTTTTGTTTCTGATGACAACATCGACTACGCTTGGCTTATTTGCAACGGTCAGTCGCTCGGAGAAGTATGCCCAGAACATCTGCAAAAGGAATATGAAGGTTCCAAGCGCAAGATGTCGGCATTTTATAAGTCATTTCAGATCGCCAAGATCGACTTCAACGAGCACTGCATTTTTGACCTTATTCCGCAAGACTCGCTGATCCAGTTTTGCGAGATCAAAAACAAGATCACTCAACACGTGTTCGAGACATACGAAAAGCCAGAAAACTATGAGTTTATGCGCGATATAGCAAAGCTCACACAAAAGCTTAGGCACCAGAAGCTGAACATTGATATATCTAACAGCAAGTCGCTGTTTACGCGGACAATGAACAGGAACGAGTTGCAGAGAATTTTAAGTGTCGGCAGTTACATAGACTATAACATCTACGGCACAGTCACGGGACGCTTGACGACCAACAAGGACTCTTTCCCAATATTGACGATGAAGAAAGACCTCCGAAAGATCGTCCATCCCCACAACGACTGGTTTTTGTCCTTAGACTACAACGGAGCAGAAGTTAGAACGCTGTTGGCTTTGTCTGGTGAAACCCAGCCACAACTTGATGTTCATGACTGGAACTGTCATCATCTATTTGAAGCAGGAACCAGCAGAGAAGAAGCAAAAACAAGGTTCTTTGCTTGGCTTTATGATCCGATCTCCATTGATATTAAGACGGGTGTGTATGATAAGGATGGCGTCCTTAAAAAGTATTATGATGGAGAAGCCGGCAAGACGCCTCTCGGTAGGGAGATAAAAGTAGAGCAGAGAAAAGCACTAAATTATTTAATTCAAAGCACGACATCTGATATAGTCTTGGAAAGAGCAGTAACAATAGATAAACTTCTTAGTGGTAAGAAGAGTTTCATATCTCATATCGTTCATGACGAGTTGGTCATCGACTTATCAGACGAAGACAGAGAAATGATACCAGAGATCAAGGAAGTATTTGCTCAAAACAAACTCGACAAGTTTATGGTTAATTTAAAGGCTGGAAAGAACTACTATGAGTTAGAGGATCTGAACGTATGATTTCAATAGTTGGGATCGGTAACGCTGGGTCTGCTATTGCTAGTAGGTTTGACTCTCTGCCTCAATACGATACGTATAAGTTGGGCAGCAGCCTAGAAGGCACAGAAAAGAACGAATACAAGTTAGAGACTTACGAAACACCAGAAGAATACGAAAACAACGTCCCGAACTTAAAAACTTTTTTCAAGAAAATAAAAGATCGGGTTCAAGTCTTTGTCGTAGGTTCATCTATGAGTTCTATCTACTCTCTCGGCATCCTTGAACAAATAAAAGATAAGGAGTTGGATGTATTTTACATCAAGCCTGATATTGAGTTGTTAACGGGTGTTCCAAGGCTTGTAGAAAACGCCACATACGGCATTCTGCAAGAATACGCACGTTCCGGCTTGTTTCGCTCTCTCACTATAATTTCAAACGAAATGATCGAGAGAGTCCTTGAAAACATAAACCTTAAAAACTACTATGATATGCTAAACGAGACGATCTTCTCAAGTGTGCATTATCTCAACTACTTTGAGCACACAGAGCCTCATGTCGGCAATGTTTCAAAGCCACAGGACATCAACAAGATACGATCTGTTTCAATTTTGAGTATGAAGAAACTTGAAGAAAAATGGCTTTTTGACCTTGACGCGGAGAGAGAATTATGTTATTATATGTGTATAAATGAAGAAAGATTAGAAAAGGAAAAAGGCTTGCATAAGAAGTTGGTAGACATTTTGAAGACTAAGCCTCGGAATGCTTACCGCAAGATTTCGTATGCAATCTACGAGACACACTTACCAGACTTTGGGTTCTGCGTTGCCCATACTAACGCAATACAAAATCAACAAAATACTCTTGACAGGCTAGAACAAGAGTGATACATTAGATGCTGTGGAACGCACTGCATACTTTAAACAATAGGAGAAAAAAGTAATGTCAATCAATATGGAACTAATGAGAAAGAAACTTGCCACACTTCGTGGTGAGGGAGCCGACAAGGGCGATTCGGTGTGGTTTAAGCCCGATGAGGGAGACACCGACATCCGCATTGTACCGACTTCAGATGGAGATCCGCTTAAGGAGATGTTCTTCCACTATAACGTGGGCGAGCACAAGGGCGGCATTCTTTGTCCCAAGCGCAACTTTGGCGAGAACTGCCCAATTTGCGAGTTTGCCTCTTCGGTCTGGAAGGACGCGACGGAGAACAACGACGACGCTAGCAAGCAACTTGCGAAGTCTCTGTTTGTCCGAGCACGTTACTTCTCACCAGTACTCGTTCGCGGACGAGAGGAAGAGGGAGTAAAGATTTATGGATACGGCAAGAAGGCTTACGAGTTGCTTCTTGGATATATCCTCGACCCCGAATATGGGGACATCACAGATGCCAGTGAGGGTACTGACATCACGCTGACTTACACTAAGCCCACCACACCGGGCGCATACCCTCAAACTAACATGAAGATGAGGCGAAACACGTCCCCATTGCTCGAAGATACGGAAGCGATCCCTGCCCTCCTCGATCGTATGCCTGACTTCGGATCTCTCTTTGAGCGCCACACTCCACAAGAGATCGACAGCATTCTCGATGAGCAACTTTCAGGCACCCAAAGTGCCGAATCCCGTTCTCGCGAAACTGTAGCATATGGAAATGCCACTAGTGACGTAGATAAAGCCTTCAACGAACTGATGAACGGAAAGTAAGCCATTTAGTTTGAGATACCGATAGCAGAGCGGGTTAATACTCTGCTTAATTTTACTAATCAAAAAGGAGTAATACTATGGATTGGTTGAAATCACAATGGTCTTCATGGAAGGTCAGGGTAACATTTGTCGGAGGCGCTCTCGTCATTGCGACCGCATACGGCACCTGTGAAGTTGATCCAGCAGCAGTATCTACGGATACCACCGAGACTGCTACAGAAGCAACAACCACGACCACCACCGAATCTGTGGAGGTTTCTGCTACCACTACAACGGAGACAGAAACCACTAGTGCTGAGGGAGAGACCACCGGCACAACAGAGAGTGAGACAACTACAGAGTAGTAAAAGCCGCTGGCAGACCGGTGTAAAGTCTGCCGCATTTTTTAGGGCATAATGAAAACACCACTGCGATATCCCGGCGGCAAGTCACGCGCCGTCAAACACATCCTTCCCCACATCCCTGAGAATGTTAAGCGAGTTTGCTCGCCATTCTTCGGGGGTGGTTCGGTGGAACTAGCACTTGCAGATCGTGGCGTAGAAATCTTTGGCTACGATAAAATGAAGCAACTTGTTTGGTTCTGGATGGCGTTATG